GGCAACGGTCTTCACGACGCGCCCGGCCGCGATCAGGGTGTCAGCGGCGCGGTCCGCGCTCTCCACGGTGAGTCTCATAGCAGGCACTCGAACTTCCGGTTGTGCGGCCCGCCGCAGACGGCGCAGACCGCGATCTTCCCCACGGGCACCTTGCCGCGCGGGGCGTCGTCGAACGAGGGAAGGGGGTCCGGCGCCCACGTGACGCCGGTCGGCGCCAGGTCGGCCTCGCCCAACTCCACGCAGCGGGCGTACGTGCCGCGGTCCTTGACCAGGCCGTCGACGTACCGCTGCGGGTCCTCCATGTTGGTGCCCGCGTGCCCGACCGCCCAGCCCGCAGTGGTCAGGTACTCCACGCGCACGAAGTCAACCACGGGGCCACCCCCACGGGTCGCCGCTCAGGTACAGGCCGCGGACCAGGCCGCCCTTCACGCGCACGCGGCCGTTGACGCGCTCGGTGTCGACCTCGGAGACGAAGATGTGCGTGTTCAGGTCCGGCGGCACCGGGCCGCCGTCCGACATCCTTACCTCGCAGGAGATGTGGCCCCGCTCGTCGCGCCGGAACAGCGTGGCCAGGCCGACGATCGCGCCGTCGCCGCCGGGCCGCATGACCGGCACGAAGCCGGGCATGAAGCGGAGCGAGCCGGGCTCGATGAACCGGCCGTCTACGGTCGGCAGGCCCTCGATGGCGACCTCGATGCGCTGGCCGGTCACGTGGGCTCCTCGTACTGGGTCATGGTGTCAGCCACGCCGGTCACCCGCCCCCACCGGGACGTGGACGGGGTCCGGGTCCGCGCTGGCGGCGCAGGCGACGGCCCACGCGGCGCCCTCACCCCCTTCCTCGTCGTCGCGCCAGACGGCGCCGTCCCACACGAGGTTTCGCAGGCAGCCGCGGCACACGTCCCTGGTGCCGGGCCCGGCGAAGGCGCAGCCGCGGCGGGCGCCGTCGGGCGCGTGCTCGGACCGGGCGCGGCGGCAGCGGGCGCACGCGTCGTCGTCCGGGTGCTGGTCGACGGCCGGGGACGGGTCGGGCTCGACGAGGGGCCAGCCCTCGACGGGACGCACGTCCATGCCCACGGCGTACGCCGTGTTGACCTCCAGGCGGGCGCCGGGGGACATGTGCCAGGCGGGCAGCAGGGCCACGCCGTCGCACTGCAGCATGGCGCGGAGGTCGCCCTTCAGGTAGCACTCCCAGGAGTGCTTGCCCTGGCCCTGGCTGACCATCTTGTGCTGCTGCTTGGCCAGGCACTCCTCCGCCGTCAGGCCGCACTCGCCCTCCAGGTCGGTCGGCAGCAGGGGCTCGTAGCCCAGGGCCGCCAGGCGCGCCCCGGCCGCGTCGAACTCGGCCTTCTTCTGCTCGAAGGTGCGCGAGGGGTCGCTGCTGATCGGCCCGCTGACGTACAGCACCGGGCGCGCGGGCGGGGCCGTGCGCGGGTCGTGCGGGTACGGGCAGTGCGCCAGGGCGCAGCGGGCCAGGTCGTCGTCGTGGCGGTCGCGCTCCGGCCCGGTCAGGCCGTACTCGTCGCAGGGCGCGATCTTGACGCCGTTGATCTCGACGGCGCCGCCGGTCTGCTTGATGGTGTCCGCGGCGGCCAGCATCGCGTCGGCCTCGTGTTCCCTGTTGTGACGCATCGGTTTCCTCTCGGTGGGGCGGGTGTCCTGGTCCATCATACCACGAACCACGGCAGGTAGCACGCGCCGTCCCTTGGAGCAGGGCGTGGCGCGGGGAGTGGCGGGGAGTGGTTGAACCAGGTTTTCGGAGTTGGTGGTAGGATGGGTAGGTACGACCGGAAAGACCGACCCCCACTGGTGTACCCCTCTCGGGACCTCTTTGGCGTGCTCGCTTTCCCCTCCGCAGTGTCAACAAACCAAGGGAGGGCTGGCCTGATGGCCATCCAGACTGTGTACAAAGGGATCAGGTACCGATCCCGCCTCGAAGCCCGGTGGGCGGCGTTCTTCACCCGCATCGGTTGGCAGTTCACCTACGAGCCGTTTGACGGCGACGGCTACATTCCAGACTTCCTCATCCACGGTGACGACCCGTTCCTCGTGGAGGTCAAGCCCGCGGTGACGCCGGGAGACTACGAGGCCGCCGTGCCGAAGACCCTGCGCGGTGTCGACCACCAGTGGGAGAAGCGGATCCTGATCGTCGGCGTGTCGCCGTTCGTCGGTGTCTCGCACGAGTTCGGCGACGGCGAGTGGGTTCGCGCCGGACTCCTCATCGAGCGAAGGCCGCCGGACGTGGAGCGCGGGCACCACGACTACACCCTGGACGGCGACGCCGCCGTCTGGGCGACCTCCTGCTACAACGGCTACAGGGTCTACGGCCCACACCCGCACCACGGCAACCCAACCCACGCGGTCGCGGGCGCGACACGCTGCGAGGGCGTCAGCGTCTTCCACGAGTTGATGGGCTTTGACGCCTCGCCGTGCGGACACTCCTCGGGCGGGCGTGCGCCCGGGTGCAACGTCGTCGCTGGGCTACGTCGGCACTGGGCAGCGGCCACCAATGACGTGCAGTGGAAGAAGAAGAAGAAAAGGGGACGCGCGTGAACCGCGACGAGACACTGGCCTTTGCCAACAACCTGCTGGACTGGGGCGTGCCGGTGGTGGTGTGCGCGCCGAAGCCCGACTCGCAGGACATGGTGCCCATCATCGCCTGGACCGCGATCACCAACGCGGAGCAGTGCCGGGCGCACCTGTCGCGGTACCGGCACGGGACGGACGCCCTGGCCCTGATCGGCGGCCACGGGATCGACGTCATCGACGTGGACACCAAGGCGGGCGGCTCGATCGCCCCGTTCGGTGACCTCACGCACTTCGGCGTCACCAAGACGCCGAGCGGCGGCTACCACTACGTCATCGCCAGCACCGGCCTCCGCAAGAAGCAGAACCTCACGGTTGACGGCCAGGTGGTCGGCGACTACGTCGGCGGCACGGCGGGTCACGGCTCACGGATGATCGCCTACCTGCCGGGCTCGTACCGGCCGAACAAGTACGGCGACGTGCAGTACATGGAGTTTGAGCCCTGGGACGTGGAGGGGGCGGTGCTCGCCGGGCCAGACCCCAAGGTGGTCGAGATCCTGGAGCGTGCGGGCGTCAACGACGACGACGAGGTCGAGGGCTACATCGACGACGCGCCGGACCGCGACCCCGCGGACGGCGTCCACCCGGAGGCCCAGCGGTGGATCGACGAGGAGTTGAAGCGGCTCGACGACCTGCCGCAGCCGTGGGCGCCGGGCTCGTACTGGGACGACACGACGTTCCAGGTCGCGTGTGCTCTGCAGCGGATCGCCAACTCAAACTGGACCGGGTACTCGACCGACGACGCGCTGGCGGACCTGCTCGACCACGCGCCCGCGGACGAGCGGTGGGGTCCGAAGGAGCACACGGCGAAGTGGCGGTACGCGAAGGAGGCGGTCGGCAACACGGGACGCCGGAACCCACACGACGCACGGAACGACTTCACGGTGGTCAAGACGCCACGGCCGAGGGACCAACTCGACGTGACGACACCCAAGGACGCGTTCGACGCGGTCTTCCTCCTGCTGGGTCAGGAGGGCACGTCGCTGGCCGGGCTGTTCCGGCGAGGCGTGGACCTCGTCTACACGCCTCGGGTCGGCGAGGACGGCTACGTCGAACCGACCAACGGCAACGACGACGGGCCGCTGCAGATCCGGCGGATGACGCCCACGGCCCTCCAGGCGTACATCAACCACCGGTACCGGATCTTCAAGTGGAAGGCTGCCACGCAGACGCAACCGCGGCAGGCGGTGCCCGCGATGTTCCCGAAGGAGGTGGCCGTCCAGGCGTGCGAGGCTCCGGAGTTGCTGTCCTCGCTCCGGCCGCTGGCGGGCGTCTCCCACACGCCGTTTGCGCGAGCGGACGGCTCGGTGCTGACCCGGCCGGGCTACGACGAGGCGTCCCGGATGCTGTTCCTGCCGGACCGCGGGCTGAGGATCCCGAGCGAGCACAGGGGCCTGGCGCTGCTGGACGAACTGGTGGAGGGCTTCCCGTTCGTGAGCGAGCACGACCGGGCGAACTACCTCGGCCTGCTCCTGACGCCGCTGCTCCGGCAGGTCGTGCCGCCCGCCTACCCGCTGTTCGCGATCGGCGCGCCGCAACCAGGCTCGGGGAAGTCGCTCCTGGCGCAGGTGCTCCGCGTACTGCACGGCGGCGTCTTCCGCGCGGAAATGCCGCGAGACAGCGCAGAGTTCCGGAAGCAGATCACGTCGATCCTGGACACGACCTCGGCGCCCGTGGTGACGTTCGACAACATGAACGGCACGCTTCGCTCGCCGCTGTTCGAGTCCCTGCTGACCGGTGACACGTGGACCGACCGGGTGCTCGGCGCGACCGAGGACCGGGAGATTCCCAACGACCGCGTGTGGACGCTGACCGGCAACAACCTCTCTCTCGGCGGCGACCTGAAGCGACGCACGGTGTGGATCACGATCGACCCGAAGATGGAGCACCCGGAGCAGCGGACGGCTTTCCGGCACCCGGACCTGCCGTCGTGGGTGGAAGAGACTCGCGGGGAGATCCTGGCCGCCCTGCTGGGTCTGGTCACGGACTGGGTGGACGCGGGCAAGCCGGTGCAGCCGCAGGAGCGAACGGACTCGTTCGGCCGCTGGCAGCAGGTGGTCGGCGCGATCCTCCGGCACGCGGGGGTGCCCGGCACGCTGAACCACGAGTCCAGCGTGCGGCAGGCGGGGCTGGAGGACGAGGACGAGTGGGCGGGCTTCCTGGCGGGCGTCCAGCAGATGTTCGGGGGTGACCGCTGGCAGGTCAAGCAGGTCATCACGGCGGTCGAGTTGGGTGACCTGGACGGCGACGACCTGCCCGCCGAGATCCTGGACAAGATGCGGTTCGACTCGCGAGCCGCGTCCAAGTCGCTGGGCCGCTGGGTGCAGAACCGGGCCGACCGCTGGTTCGACGGTCGGAGCGCCGTGGAGGCGGGCAAGGACCGGAACAAGGTGAAGTACTGGCGGATCGTGACGCCGGAGACCGACCTGCTGTGACGGACGAACTGAGGCAGTGCTGCCTGTGCGGGCGCCGGAAACGGCGGGGGTGGCGTTCGGTGCCCGGGGGCAAGCAGGCGTGCTTGGAGTGGGACCGGTGCCTGGCCCGGCGGGGCCCGGCGTGCGCCGAGGAGGGGCCCGGCGACGACCGCTGTCGGCGGCGCCAGGGCCACCAGGGCGGCCACGTCGGCGTTCTGCGGGCGTGGTGACCGCGGGGAGTGGCGGGAAGTGCAGCACTCCCCGCGGGACACCGCGGGGCCGTCAGGGGGTAAAAGCGGGGCGCCAGGGGGCGACGGTGGGCCGTCGGCTCGTTGCCACCCGGACGACTCCCCGCGACTTACCGCGGGCTTCCTTCAAGGGAGCGAAAAAACGCGGGGAGTGGGGTAGTGGCGGGTAGTCCTTCGGTCCCTTCGCGAGTCGACTTCCATTTTTCAAAAGCAGAAAGCAGGGGGGCAGAGAAAAAAGATGAACCACCCGGAGGACTCCCCGCGACTCCCCGACTCCCCGCGTTTGCCCTCGCCCTTGCTTGGAGGAACACCCGGGACGCCCGGGGGCGTCGAGGAACCGCCAGACAGCACGGAGGCCCCCGCCGCCCGCCGACGCCGCGCGCCCACGCGCCAGAGGGGCGAAAGCCGCGGCTGCACCAGAAACGGCCGTCGCGGGGTAGAATGGGTTTGACAGCCCAAACCCAACCAAACAAGGGGAAACTACAGATGGCACGCAAGACCGGCCTGGAGATCGCCCAGGACAACCTGGCCACCGCGGAGCGCGTCCACGAGAAGGCCAAGGCCCGCGTGGAGAAGACCCGTGAGGCCCACGAGAAGGCCGTCGCCGACGAGCGGCTGGCCGGGCGCAAGGTGCGGGCCGCCCGCATCGTCGCGCTCGACGAGGAGGTCGACCAGCCGATCGACCCCGAGGCCACGGACGCCGCGCCGCCGCAGACCGGCGACGACGACTCCGACGTCCTCTGAGGCCGGGGCCGTGACCGGCAGCGCCTTCCCGCACCCGCTCGACGGGGCGGGCGTGACCCCGCCCGCGACGCTGATCGCGGAGCCCGGGCAGAACGTCGGTCACGGCCACGTCTTCCCGCGGCCGGACGGCGTCCGGGCCCGCTGCGGCGGCCCGGCGCTGTGCCGGACCTGCAGCACCGACGCCGCCCACAAGGCCGCCCAGGAGGCCCAGACGGCGGCCCTGCTGGGCGCGCTGGCCGCCCCGTGGGTCCGGCCCCTGGTGGCCTGGCTGCGGGCCGAGAGCGACACCCTGGACTTCGGCGGCGAGGAGGTCCCGCCCCGGCTGCGGGCCGTCCTGGACGCCGTGTTCCGCGCCGACGAGGGCCCGGACGGCGAGACGGTGCACGGCGTGCTCCGCCGCCACCTGCCCGGCTGGGACGGCTCCGTCGTGCACCTGGGCCAGATCCTCGGCGCCGTCTTCGGGGGGCGGTGACCGTGCTGTTCTGGCTCGGCTTCCTCGTCGGCGCGACCGCCGCCAGCGTCGCGTTCGGCGTGGCCCTGTGGCCGCGGCACGCGGCCGAGGACGAGGGGCGGCGGCCGTGATCGGCGTCTGCCCGGCGGTGAGCCCGGAGTCCGGCCGCCCGTGCGTCCTGCCGAACGCCCGGGAGTACCACAGTCGCGGGCACGAGAGCGCCCGTGTCGACGTGGTGCGCGTCGTCTGGGGCACGACCGACGAGGACGCCGACCGCTGGGACGAGGGGTGACCGCCGTGGCCGCGACCAAGGAGCCGAAGCGCGTGCTCAGCCCCGCCCAGGAGGCGGAGATGCTCCGCAAGGAGCGGATCGTCCTGGAGGAGCGGATCAAGGGCAAGTCCTTCCACAAGATCGAGAAGGAGTTCAAGATCCACAACCCGGACCGGGTGTGGAAGCGCGCGATCGCCCGCGAGGAGAACCTGGGGTACGTCCGGGCGGAGGCGATCCGCCTGGAGGAGTTGCGGCTCGACGAACTGCAGGAGGGCATCTGGCCCCGGGCCCTGTCCGGCGACGCCCGCGCCGTCGAGGTCGCGCTCAAGGTCCTGGAGCGCCGGGCCCGGATGGGCGGCCTGGACTTCGCGGACATGATCAGCGGGCAACTCGTCGAGGTCGAGCGGGCGAAGGTGAAGGTGATGGCCACCGCCCTCGTGAGCGCCCTGCAGGCGATCGGCGCCACGCCGGAGCAGCGGACGCAGGCCACGGCCGCGTTCTTCGCCCAACTCCGCACCGTCGCCGCCGAGGGCGCGCCCGCCCTGGAGCCCGCCGGGCTCGCCCCCGAGGACGAGGCCCTGCTGTGAACCCGCCGCCCCGGCACTGGTGGCTGCCGCTCTGCACGCGGGCCGTGGCGGGCGCCCTGTGCTGGCTGGAGACCGGGCACGACGGCGCGTGCGCCGCCACGCTCGCCGAGGCACACCAACGGGAGGAGACGCGGTGACCGACACCGACGCCGTCCTGGCGACCGAGGCGGCCTGGCTGGAGACGGCGCACGCGAACAGCGCGGGCCGCGGGTACAGCGACGAGTACCGCCGGGGCTTCGCCGCCGCGGCGGGCTGGGTCCGCCTGCACGCGGAGATGGACAGCCCGCCGCACCACCGGCCGCCGCGCGACCCGGCCGCGTGCGAGCACCTGCTGGTGCCCCGGCTGGCGGGCCTGTGGCGCTGCCTGGGCTGCCACGAGGACTTCACCCGCGACGAGGCGGGCGCCCTGACCCACTACCGATGGGACCGACCGTGACAGACCTCCAAGCCACCAAGGCGTTCCTGGACTGGCAGGGCCAGGAGCCGCACCGCGCGGCGCCCGGCCCGGACTACTGGGCGTGGCGCTGCCGCGTCTGCTCCAAGCCCGTCGCCAACCGGCGCCTGCACCCCCGCCTCGGCGGCCTGGCCCGCGAGGTCCGGCGCTGGCGGGCCCGGATGCCGGGGCGGTCCTGGTGAGCCCGGCCCCGGCACACCTGCCAAGGAAGGAAGGCCCCGTGACCACCACCGAGCACGCCGTCCGGGTCTCGTACCCCGGCGCCCAGGACCGCCTGCTGCCCTGCGCCTCCGCGGAGGTCGCGGCCAAGGCCCTGCACGTGATCAACCACCTGGACAGCACGCCCGCGACCGGCGTCCTGGTGTCCCGCGAGGTCGGCGCCTGGACCGAGGTCGAGCCGTGAGGAGCACCCGGCAGGGCTGCGCCCGCGGCCAGGGGCACGGCACCCTGGACCGGGAGGACCTGGACCTCGGCAGCCCCGGCCCCTGGACGTGGAGCGCGCGGGCGCAGGAGCGGCCCCACCCCGGCGCGGCGCAGGCCCTGCACGTGATCGCCGCGGGCGGCTGCTGGTGCGGCGAGGACTTCAACCACCCCTGGCCCGGCAAGGACTCCGGCGCCCCGCACCCGAGGAGCAACTGATGACGGCCTGGCTGCGGCGCTTCCGCTTCCTGCAGGCGTACCGCGCCCTCCGGCAGATCGCCGAGGACCACCGCGCCCAGGACCACGAGGTCACCTTCCTGGCCCTGAACGAGGGCAAGATCGTGCTCGTCTGCCACACCTGCCAGGACGCCGCCCTGGGCCGCGCCCTGGACGCCCGGAAGGCGGACCCCCGCGAGTGCGGCCTGTTCGGCTGCGGCGACGAGCGCTGCAAGGACTTCTGCCAGGGGGTCGGCCTGTGAACCGCGCCAGCCCGCTGGCCGGGCAGCCCGGCACCCGGCCCTGCCCCCTGGGCTGCGGGGCCGTCCTGCAGCGCGTCGGCAGCGGCACGCCGGAGGACGGCGTCGCCGCCCACCTCCGCGTCGTGCACGGGAGGGCCTGAGCCGTGGGCGTGCCCTGGATCCTCGACACCCCGGAACTGGAGGAGGCGTTCCGCCGGGACTGGAGCGTGTACCGCCTGACCCTGCGGGAGATGGCGGCCATGTACGGCTTCCGGAACGTGAACAGCGTCACCCGCGCGGCCCGGCGCCTGGGCCTGGAGAAGCGGCCCGGCGGGCGCCTGGGCCGGACCGAGGCGGCCCTGACCGGCGGCCGGTGGGTCCTGGACCCGGCCCGCCGCGTGCAGGTCTGGCAGGAGGGCCACTGGGTGCAGGCCCCGGACGGCGCCCTGCTGTGGGAGGCCGCGTGAGGCCGGACGAGGGCTGGGTCGCGCCGAGCGAGGCGGTCTTCAGCCTGGGCCTGGACCTGGAGATCGAGCGCCTGCTGGACGAGGAGGACGGCCGTGGCTGAGTCCTGGATCGACCTGCTGGAGGCCGAGGTCCTGGAGCAGACCGGCGGCCGGGCGACCTGGCCGAGCCCGGCCGACCTCGCCGTCGCGCTGGACCCGGCGTACCGGATCCGGGCGCACCTGGCGCACCTGTCCGCCCGGCTGGCGCAGGCCGTCACGGACGTGGAGAACGGCAAGAGCCGCTACCTCCTGGTCTCGATGCCGCCCCGGCTCGGCAAGAGCCACCTGGCCAGCACGTTCTTCCCCGCCTGGTGCCTGCACAAGCACCCGGACTGGCCGATCATGCTGCTCAGCCACGCGCCCGACCTGGCGTCCGGCTGGGGCCGCCAGGTCCGCCGCCTGGTGGAGGAGAACCCCGTGCTGGGGCTGGGGATCGCGGCCGACGCGGGCGCCGTGACGGACTGGCAGGTCGTCCGGGACGGGGACGCGGACGGCGGCGGCGTGCTGAGCAAGAGCATCCGGCAGAGCGTCACCGGCCGCGGCGCGAAGGTGATGATCCTCGACGACGTGGTGAAGGACTTCGCGGACGCGCACAGCGAGAAGAGCCGCGAGTTCGTGTGGAACTGGTGGACGGCGAACAGCCGGACCCGGCTGCACCCGCCGAGCCTCGTTGTGGTGATCGGCACCCGATGGCACGAGGACGACATCATCGGCCGGATGCGCAGCCCGGAGTACGAGGGCGACCCGGACCTGTGGGAGGTGATCTCCTTCCCGGCCCTCGCCGAGGACCCGGCGGCCGTCGACCCGGTCACCCGGCGGCCGTTCGGCCCGGACCCCCTGGGCCGCAAGGAGGGCGAGCCCCTGCTCAGCCCGATCGTGGACGAGACGCCGGAGGAGGCCCTGGCCCGCTGGGCGGACATCAAGCGGAGCGTCGGCTCGTACGCCTGGGCGGCCCTGTTCCAGCAGTCGCCCTCTCCGGCCAAGGGCGGCATCTTCGACAACGACTGGTGGAAGTTCTGGCGGCCCGGGGACTGGGACGACCCGGAGACGTTCTTCGACCGGCGCCTGACCACCTGGGACTGCGCCTTCAAGGGCACCAACGACAGCGACTTCGTCGTGATCCAGGAGTGGGGCTGCCGGGGCGCGGACCGGTACCTGCTGCGGCAGGTCCGGCGGCGGATGACCTTCACGGAGACGCTGGCCGCGGGCAAGGACTTCGTGCTCGGGCCGGTGCTCCGGTACCTGGAGGACGGCGAGGCCCCGCTGGAGGACGAGACGGTCTACAACGAGACCGTCTCCGGCGTGACGATGCGCGCGGCCCGCGGCCCGCACAGCGGCGTGCACGAGCACGCGGTCGAGGACAAGGCGAACGGGACCGCCGTCCTGGACGTGCTGCGGTCCGAGGTCCCGGGCATGGTGCCGTGGAGCCCGGGCCAGGACTCCAAGGAGGCCCGGGCCCGGGCCGCGTCCCCGCAGGTCGAGGCGGGCAACGTGTACCTGCCCGCCCTGGCGGACTGGCTGCCGGACTACCTGAGCGAGATGAAGGCGTTCCCGAACGCCACGCACGACGACCAGGTGGACGCGACCGTCATGGCCCTGCTGCGGGCCCGCGGCGGCGGCGGCGTCACGACCCTGGTGCCCACCGGGCAGGTCACCCGCGGCTTCCAGCGCGGCGGCCTGAGCGCCGTCCGGCCCGGCGTCCGCGCCCCCGCGCGGACCGGCTTCGGCGGCACCCGGCGGCGGGTCTGACGTGCTCGGCGTCCTGCTCGCCCACCTCGTCGGCGACTACCTGCTCCAGACGCACCACCAGGCAACGGAGAAGACCCGGCGCTGGGGCCCGGCCCTGGCGCACGGCGCGACGTACACCCTGGCCTACCTGCCGGTCACGCGGAGCCCCCTTGCCCTGCTGGTGATCGGCGGCACGCACGTCGTCATCGACCGGTTTCGCCTCGCCCGCTTCGTGGTCTGGGCGAAGAACCAGGCGGCCCCGGCCGCGTACCGGCCGCCGCTGTCCAGCCCGACCGGCTACCCCGCCAGCACGCCGGACTGGCTGGCGGTCTGGCTGCTCATCGCCGCGGACAACACGCTGCACCTGCTGATCAACGCCGCGGCCGTCGCCCTGCTTTGACCGGTTTGCTACGTTCCGTGGTAGAATGGAGTAACCGACCCTTGAAGGGGGATTTTGATGCGTAGAACCATCTTCGCGCCGATCGTTGCTTTCCTGACCATCTTCGCCGTCCTGTTCGCGGCCTCGCCCGCGATGGCCTCGTACACCACCACGCCGCGGACCTTCACGTACGCCGACGTGGCGACCGAGGTCCAGTTCAACTTCCGGACCCAGGACGACGGGACCGGCGTCCGCGTCGAGTACTTCTGGCTGTTCACCAACCGGGGCTGCGACTCCCTGGAGGCCAGCGGCGGCAAGTACGACCCCGTCAAGGTCGAGATGTGGAACAGCGCGGGCACCGCCGTCCTGGACACCGTGAACTTCGGCCCGGACGGCTGCCAGAACTACCACGACATGGAACTCCCGGGGCCGGACACCGGGTGCATCCAGATCCACGTGACGCTGAAGGCGCGGATCAACAACATGCACGACCGCTGGCTCTACGTGGGCTACAAGTTCTGCCCGAACCCGGAGCGGAGCGACTTCCTCTACATGGAGCAGGTCGAGGCCTGAGCCCTCGCCGCACCGCACGAGGCCCCCGGGACACCCCGGGGGCCTTTTGCGTGGCTCGACCAAGTTCTCCCTGCTCCAGGTAGAATGGGAGGGTAGCCGCCCCCCGCCCGTAGGAGCAGCATGGCCTCGTGGTTCCAGCGCCGCACGCCGCCCGTGACGGGCGCGGCGGTGTCCGCCTTCCGCTACGGCGGCCCGACCTCGGATGCGTCCTCGGGCTCGACCTCGATCACGGCCGCGGCGAGCCGCGTGACGAGCAAGAAGGTCAAGCGGGGCAGGGAGGTCTCGGACTCCTGGCAGCACGAGGCGTGGGCCATGTACGACGCGGTCGGCGAACTCCGGTACGTCGCGAACGCGATCGCGGGCCGCTGCGGGCAGGCCGGGGTCTTCGTCGAGAAGGGCGGCGAGCGGCAGGACAAGCCGGAGAACGACCCGATCCTCGCGCTGATCACGCCGCAGATGGTCGAGCGCCTCGCCCTGAACATCTTCGTGGCGGGCGGCGGGTACCTGGCGGGCCTCCCCAAGGAGGAGAGCGAGCCGGACCCGAGCCCGGACCACCTGGCCCCCGAGGGCGGCACCGAGAGCGCCGCCGCGGAGTGGCTGATCCTCAGCGCGGTCGAGGTCACCAAGAGCCGGAACGGCAAGAAGGTCTCGATCCGCGGCCGGGAGTACGTCCTCGACGACATCTACCTGGAGAAGATCTGGGACCCGCACCCGGCGCACTGGGAGGAGGCGGACAGCCCCGTCCGCAGCGCCCTGCCGGTGCTCCGCGAGTTGGTCGGCCTGACGCAGCACGTGAGCGCGCAGATCGACAGCCGCCTGGCGGGCGCGGGCGTGTACTGGATCCCGAACACGATCCTGCAGAGCGCCAAGGTCCCGGACCAGGGCGAGGGCCAGACCACGTTCAGCGACAACGCCGTCCTCAACGCGATCATGAACGCGATGCTGGTCCCGCTGGAGGACCGCAGCAACGCGGCGGCCGTCGTGCCCGCGCTGTTCGGCGCCCCGGACGACGCGATCAGCAAGATCCGCTTCGACACCTTCGCGACGCCGTTCGACGAGAACACCAAGGACCTCCGCGAGGAGGCCATCCGCCGCCTGGGCCTGGCCCTGGACGCGCCGCCGGAACTCCTGCAGGGCATGGGCGACGCGAACCACTGGGGCATGTGGCTGGTCCGCGACGAGGTCGTGCAGGCGCACGTCAAGCCCCGCCTGGAACTCATCTGGGACGCCCTGACCACCGCGTTCTACCGGCCGATCCTCCGGCAGTTGCAGGGAAAGGCCGTGCCGGGCACGCCGGAGGGCGACCCGGACACCTTCACCCTCAAGCCAGACGTGGGCGAACTCGTGCAGCGGCCGAACCGGCTGGCCGACGCGAGCCAACTGCACGCCGTGCAGGCGGTCGGCGACAAGGCCCTCCGGACCGCGGGCGGCTTCGAGGAGAGCGACGCGCCGAGCAGCAAGGAGCGGGCGATCGCGGTCGCGCTCCAGGTGGCCACGCAGAACCCGCAACTCCTCGACAACATGACCGAGATCGTCAGCACCGTCATGGCCCTGCTGGACGGCACGCCGGAGACCGGCCCGGGCGACCTGAGCAGCGCCCGCAGGCCCGGCACCCTGGACCCCCTGGAGCCCGAGAACCGGGGCCAGGCCCCGTCCCCACGGCTGGCCCCCAACGGCACCCCGACGCCCGGCGGGGCGGCCCCCGCGCCGATCACCGACACCGAAGGGGTCCCCGCCAGTGGCAACCCAGTCGCCTGACCTCCGAGTGCTCGCGGCGGCCTGCGACATGGCCGTGATGCGCGCCCTCGAACTCATCGGCAAGCGCGTGGCGAGGGACGGCCGGGCGCGCTTCGGCGCGATGCAGAAGTCCGGCAAGGAGTGGCACGAGGCGCACACCATCTGGCGCCCGGAGCCGCACCACGTCGAGGCCGCCCTCTCCGGCGCCTGGGCCGTCCTGCCCCGGCTCGTGAACGAGCACGGGTGCTGCAGCCTGGTCGAGCCCGGCCTGCAGAGCCTCCTCGACGCCTATGTCCGGGAGGTCGTGTTCTCCGGCCGCCCGCACGCCTTCGAGGACCTGGAAGCGAGGCTGGCCCGTGCGGCGGCCGAGGGGTAGCGCGTACCGCGGCCTCGTCGGCCGCACCGCCCGGCGCCGCTGCCCGCACTCCGACCTGACCGGCATCTACGGCGACGAGATCATCGCCGCGGCCTGGTACCGCCTGTTCTGCCGCGGCTGTCGCCGGTTCATCGACGGCCCGGTCTCCCTGGCCCAAAGCAGGGAGCGTGAGCGTGGACTCGCGTGACGCGGCGGAGGAGGCCCTGGCCGCCGTCGTCGCCGCGGAGACGCGCTCGTTCCTGCGCCAGGTGCTGGACGCCGTCGTGGCCGCGATCAAGAGCGGGCGGCACGACGCCGCGCAGCCGGTGCTGGCCCTGGGCGTCATGCTGGGCTGGTGGACGGACGCCGTGCAGGAGCGCGTGGTCGCGTCGATCCAGACCGCCTGGCAGGCGTCCTTCGGCGTGACGGCCAAGGACAAGGCCCTCCTCGACGCGCGCAGCGACGCGATGGCCTTCCACATCACGGCCGTCAAGGACCGGCTCTCCCGGTCCGCGCTGCCGGAGATCCCGGAGGCCGCGTTCGACGAGGTCCGGCTCAGCCAGAGCGCCGCGGCCCTCGGCGGCTGGCCGATCGACAAGCAGGCCCGGGACATCGCCGAGCGCCTGGCCTGGGAGCCGGACAAGGCGTACTGGAAGCAGGTCAAGGCCGAGGCCGAGGCCAACATCGACAAGATCCTCGACCCGCTGGGGAAGCCCGGCACCGCGGCCCGGACGCACGCGCACAAGCACGACCCCGAGGTCAAGATGTGGCAGGACGTGCGGGCGGGCGCCGTCGACAAGATCCGCGAGGACGAGGGCGACTGGCAGGTCCGCGCGACGCGGATCGCCCGCACCGAGGCGACCGCCGCGTGGAACAGCGGCTCCCTGGCCGCGCTGGCGGCCGAGGGCCGGACGCACAAGAAGTGGCTGGCCACCAAGGACGAGCGGACCCGCGAGGACCACAAGGTCGCGGACGGCCAGGTCGTCCCGCTGGGCCGCCCGTTCCGGGTCGGCAAGAGCCTGCTGATGATGCCCGGCGACCCGGCCGCCCCGCCGTGGGAGACGGTCAACTGCCGCTGCACCGTGCTCGGCGCGGACGAGCCCCCGAAGAAGGCGATCACCGCCTCGGCGAAGGGCGCCAAGGACCAGGCCCGGGTGCCGCGCGGCAACGGCCCGGTCTCCGGCCGCTGGCTGGACATGCCCGGCACCGTGCTCGCCTCCCTTGTCGAGGAGCCGGACGACGGCTACGTGCCCGACCTCGTCCTGGCCTCGCCCGCGGACCGGCGGACGTTCAAGGAGATACACAACAAGGCGATCCCGCCGTCGTGGACCGACGTGGAGGTCGACCTGAACCCGCAGGCGTCCCTGGTGGCCCGGGGCAAGGACAAGGCGGGCCGGACCGTCCGCCTGTACAGCCAGGCGCACCAGGACCGGCAGGCGGCCAAGAAGTTCGAGCGCCTGCAGGAGGTGCACGCCGCCCTGCCGAAGATCGAGGCGAGCCTGGCCACCGTGGACGGCGACCCGACCAAGGCGGTCGCGCGGCTGATGTACCTAGAGGGGATCCGGGTCGGCAGCACAGACGACCAACTGGGTAAGGTGAAGGCGTACGGCGCCAGCACCCTCCGCGCCCAGCACGCCAGCGTCAACGAGGACGGCACCGTGCGGCTGGCCTTCGTCGCCAAGGAGGGCATCCCCGTCGAGTACCAGATCGACGACCCGGAGTTGGTAGCCCACGTCGGCAAGCGGCTCGCCGAGGACCCGGCGCCGGACGAGCCCCTGTTCCCGGGCGCGAGCGCGGCCAAGACGATGCGCCTGCTCCGGCGGGCCAGCGGCGTGGCGGGCATCAAGAACCACGACCTCCGGACCCTGCTGGCGAACCGGCTCGCGGCGGCGGCCCTGCACGACGAGACGCCGCCCCCGCCGCGGACGCCCAAGGAGATGCAGGCGCTCCGCAAGCGGGTCGGCGAGGTCGTGAGCGCACAACTCCGCAACAAGCCCGCGCAGGCGCTGTCCTCGTACATCAACCCCGCGATCTTCGCGGCGATCCGGGAGGCGTGACGTGGCGACCACCTTCACCCCCGAGCAGGACGCGGCCCTGGCCGACCTGCTCGCCACGACCGAGTACGTGGACGCGAGCCCGACCGAGGACACCGACCCGGACAACGGCCTGCCCGCGCTCGCGGAGCGGCTGGCGGGCATCGGCCCGTGGGACCCCGGCTTCGAGGACGCCGTCGACGAGGCGATCGCGGCCGTCCGCGCCAACCTGGACGGCGAGGTCCGGGACGACACCGTGAACGCCCTGCAGGCGCTGCTCCTGGTGAACTGGGGCCTGCCGCCGGAGGAGGCCGCCGTGACGGCCAGCGCGGCGGGCCAGCACTGGAAGGACGAACTCCGCATCCCCAAGGGGAACGGCGACCACTCCGGCCAGTGGACGTTCACGCCCTGGAAGTGGATGGACACGCTGCAGGCCGAGGCCGAGAAGGTCGGCAAGGTCATCGGCGTCGACGACATCGAGGAGTACAACGCGAAGGTCCGCGCCAAGTTGGACGTGGCCCGGACCGTGCTGAACGCCCTCGACAAGGACGAGGCCAGCACGCACCCCGGCGACCCGATCGTGACGACCTCCTCCGCGGTCGCGGGGCAGTTGTTCCTGGACGCCGCGGTCGCCGCGAACGACATGGGCCTGCCCAGCAAGAACCTGGAGGAGGCCGCCAAGAGCACCCTCGCGTTCGGCAAGTACGACTGGACGCTGTTCGACGAGAGCAGCGACATCGGCGCCAACGACCCGGACGAGGACTTCGGCGAACTCCTGACCGAGGACACCGACATCGGCGCGGGCGACATCCCCGACAACCACCAGGACGACACGCCGGTTGCCGAGGACGTCAAGAAGGCCAAGGACCTGAAGCCCGGCGACACCGTCGTCACATACGACGAGGAGGGCAGCCCGTACGCCGTCGTGCTGGACGACGTGCAGCCGGTCGCGGACACCGCCACCGGCGAGCCGCAGATCGAGGTCACGGACCAGGACGGCGCGTCCTGGAACTACGGCCCCGACGACGAGGTCGAGATCATGGCGGGCGACGACGAGGCCGAGAACGCCGCCGCGCTGAACGAGGACGTGGGTCCGAGCAAGACGGCCAAGGACCTGAAGCCCGGCGACCAGATCCTCGTCGGCTCGGAGGAGGACGACACCCTGGCCTTCACCGAGGTCTCGGACGTGCAGGTCGGAGCGGACGGCGTCATCGAGGTCACCGACATCGAGGGCCTGACGTACCACTTCGCCCCGGACCAGGCCGTGTCCGTGGAGCCCGCCGACGACGACCTGGAGGACTGGGAGAAGGCCCTCCTGGCGCCGGACACGTCGGGCGCGGTCCACAAGGACGCCAAGGACCTGAAGGTCGGCGACCTGTTCTGGGACGGCGCCGGGCACGAGCAGAGCGTCAAGGAGATCCACCAGAACCACAAGGGCCAGGTCGTCGTCACGGACGGCAACGGAGCGGAGCACGCGTTCCACCCGGAGTACATGGTGCCGATGAGCCCCGACAGCCCGGCGGCGCTGCCGCCGAAGAAGGCCGGGGACATCGTGGCCGGGGATACCGTCATGGTGCACGACTTCCCCGTCGAGGTCGCCGAGGTCGCGCTCATCGAGGACCCCTGGGGCGGCAAGCCCTACGTCCAGGTCACGTCGACGGGCGAGCAGACGTACGGCTTTGACCCGGACGACGACGTGCCGCTCGTCAAGGCCGCGCCCGAGGCCAAGAACCCCAGCGGCTACGAGGACCCGGAGGACGTGCCCGTGGGCACGAGCGTCTGGCTGCACGACGCGGCCTCCGGGGACGAGCCCGAGAAGTACACCAAGGTCGCCGAGAACGCGTGGACCAGCGACGGCCTCGAAGAGGACGTGGAACTCACGGACGGCGTCATGAGCGGCGGCTGGAACCTCGTCGTCGCGCCGCCGGAGCCCGTGCCCGCCGCGACCCGGGCGGACTTCCTCGGCGCGGAGTCCTTCACGCCCGCGGAGAAGGCGGCGGTCAAGGCGTACGGGATGCCGCACGGCTACAAGACCGTGAACCCCTACCTGAACAACAACGGCCAGGTCTACGACACCTCGATCCCCGGGCTGCGCCCGGCCACGGCGCAGGAGAAGGCGTTCGCGGAGAAGACGATCAAGGACCTGGACTCCGCGTTCGGGAAGGCCGCCCCGCTGGACCACGAGGTCACCGTCGTCCGGCGCTCCGGCGCCGAGCAGTTCGGCACCGACCCGCTGGCCCCCGGCGACACGTTCACCAACGCGGCCTACCTCAGCACGGCCCTGCCCGGCGGCAAGAAGAACGGCTACGGGTACGAGAGCAAGCCGGTCCAGTGGGAGATCACCCTCCCCAAGGGCGCCAAGGCCCTGCAGGGCAACGCGCACGAGAACGAGATCCTGCTGCCCCGCGGCTCGCGGTTCGTGGTCGAGAGCGACACGACCGACGCGGCCGGGCTGCGGCACCTGAAGGTCCGCGTCGTGCTGGAGAAGCCGAAGCCGGTCGGGGACACGGGCGGCTACGCCTCGGCCGCGGACGTGCCGGTCGGCGAGAGCGTGCTCCTCCTGCCCGTGGAGAGCGGCGGCACGCCGGTCAAGTACACCAAGGTCGGCGACGACGAGTGGTCGAGCGTCGACCCGAAGACCGGCGAAGCCGTCACCGACAGCGACGCCGACCTGGCCGGGGCGTGGGACACCCTGTTCACGCAGGAGGAGGGCGCGCCGGTCACGCCCGGCATGGTCGAGGTCGACGTGCCGATCGTCGGCAAGGAGATCCAGCCCGGCGACACCCTGGACCTCTCGAAGTCCGTCATCCTCAAGAAGAGCGGCGGCAAGTTGGTCCAGTCCACGGGCGTCAACCCGACCGTGGCGGAGGTCAAGCACGGCCCGAAGTGGGCGAACGTCGTCACGACGACCGGCCAGAAGTTGTGGGTCCCGACCGACGAGCCGATCACCGCCAAGCGGAAGGTCGCGCCGAGCACGACCACGTACCCGACGACCTCGCTGCTGCCGGGCGACACCCTGACGCTGGACGGCCCGGTGCTGAAGAAGTCCGCGGGCAAGTTGGTCCCGGCCGAGGGCGCCAAGCAGGGCAAGCACGACGAGAGCCCCGTCATCGCGACCATCAAGCACGGCCCGAAGTGGACCGAGGTCACGACGACCTCGGGCCAGAAGTTGTGGATCCAGTCCGGCACCGAGGTCACCGCGCAGCGGGTGCCCGGGGCGGCGACGCCGGGCGCGGTCACCCCGGCCGTCAAGGGCAGCGGGGAGTGGAAGAACAAGCCCGCCCCGGTCGCGCCGCCGGAGCCCGTGGAGCCGCAGGCGGGCGTGCCCCAGAAGGACGCCTTCGACGCCTGGCTGGTGGCCGTCAAGGAGCGGTACGCGGCCAACCCGAACAAGGCCAAGGGCTCCCTGGAGGAGAGCGCCAACTGGCCCAAGGTCCAGTCGATCCTCAACGGCGACCCGGCGCTGGCCAAGACCGCGATCGACAGCCTGCACAAGAACCAGTACCTCGACGACGACCTGCGGGCGCAGGCCGAGAAGATCTACGCCGACGCGGCCGTCATCAAGCCGGGCGAGTTCGAGAAGTACGCGAAGGCCCACGCCGCCTGGAAGCAGGCGATGGAGGGCTACGAGGCCGACCTCGCCGCGTGGCAGAAGGACAACCCGACCTCGCTGAAGGGGATGAGCGGGGCGAAGGTCTTCACCAGCAACGAGGCGGGCGTCGCCTGGGCGAACAAGACCCTCAAGGTGCCGATCCCGGACGACGCCAAGGAGATGGTCAAGAGCATGAAGGGCTCCTCCGGCTACGTCAACGGCCAACTGTGGAACAACGGCGGCGCGGTCCCGGCCTCGGTCCAGACCCACGTCGCGAGCCTGGACAAGGCGATGACCCCGCTGCCCGAGGACATCTACCTGTTCCGCGGCACGAACATGAACGAGTTCAAGGGGATCGGCAGTGTCGAGGACCTGAAGAAGGCGGTCGGCACGACGTTCGTGCAGCACGCGTACCAGCCGACCGGCCTCGGCGTGGACACGGCGTTCTCCGGCAGCCCGGTGCAGATCGTCTACCGGGCGCCGAAGGGCACGCTGGGCGTGTGGGCGCGGCCGATCAGCCCGCCGCCGTTCAGCGCCGAGCGGGAGTACATGCTCGGCCGGAACACGAAGTACTTCATCCACAAGGTCACGCAGAAGAACGGCCAGACCTTCGTGGAGGCCGAGATCATCCCGCCGGGCCACCCGGACCCGAGCGGCCAGCCGGGGCAGGGGCTCACGCACAAGGTCGGCACCCACTTCGCGAGGTTGCGCCTCCCGGCGTAACATGCTACAATGGCAGAAAGAAAGGAGACGACCGTGACCGAGCAGGCCCCCGAGCAGCGCCACCCGATCTTCGCCTCGATGGTTGTGAGCACGCCGGACGACTACCCGGAGCCCAAGCCGGGCCCGGCGACCCGGTGGGTGCTGACGACGCCGGACAAGGCGCCGGTCGGCGTCCTCGTCTTCAACGACAGTGGGCTCTCCTGGACCCCGGCCGCGACCGAGGAGCCGGACCCGCAGGAGTACGCCGCGGAACTCCTCTCGTTCATCCGCGGCAACCGCGAGGAGGGCACGGCGCAGGCCGACCTCCTGGCCGCGATCAGGGACGCCTACACGGGCGACCTGACCGAGGACCAGGTCCGGTTCTTCCCACCGAAGAAGAAGGGCTAGGGCCGTGGAGGACAAGGAGATCGCGGCCGTCGTCGCCCTGTTCGGCGAGCGGGAGGCCGCGGACGCGCACGAGTTCGAGTGGCTGCTGCGCCGCCACGGGGGCGCCGAGTTCGCCCTGCCCAAGGACGAGGCCCGGCCCGCGCCGAAGGCACCCGCCAAGGGCCCGAAGCAGACCCGGACCCCCGCCAAGGCCCCGACCAAGGCGCCCGCCAAGAAGGGCGGCAGCGGCGGCTGGGACGAGAGCCAGCACAAGCGCGCGGACAAGGGCAGCCCCGGCGGCGGCCGGTTCATCCCCAAGGACGGCGGCGGCGGCCAGGGCAAGCCCGCGCCCAAGGCGAAGCCGAAGCCCAAGAGCGGCGGCACCGGGCACGGCCGCCCGAAGGCGCCGCAGAAGCCGAAGATGACCAAGCAGGAGAAGGTCAACGCCCTCGTCAAGGGCGTGCTGAAGGCGCTGGACGAGGTCCTGGGCCAACTCACCAGCAAGCAGGCGCAGGCCCTCATCAAGCGGATCAAGGCGAACGCGACCGCGTTCATCGAGGGCCAGGCGCACGCCCCGACGCACCACAACCCCAAGGGCGGCGGTGGGGGCAAGGGCGGCCCCTCCGTCACCAGCAGGCCCGCGCCCAAGGGCGGCGGCCCCAAGGTCACCAAGGGGCCCGGAGGGACCACCAGCAGGCCCGCGCCGAAGAGCCACCCGAAGGGCGGTGGCAGCACCAAGACGAGCAGCGTGGCCGGGATCGTCGCCAGCGTGCAGGGCCTCCTGAAGACGTTCGGCCACGCCATGAAGCCGGAAGCGAGGAAGAAGTTGCAGGACGCCGTGAACGCGCTCAGCAAGGCCGCGGCCGAGACCGAGGCGATGGCCGGGGACACCGAGACCTTCGCGCCCGGCGACGACTACAGCGAGACCGTCTGCATCATGGCGATCCCGGCCGAGGACGACCCCTGCCACGGCGTCGGCGACCCGGACAAGCACGCGACGATCCTCTACTTCGGCGACCGGAGCCAGAGCGCCGACCCGGAGCGGATCGAGGGCTCCCGGGCCCTGTTCGAGAACGTGCTGCGGCTTGCGGCCCAGGAGGTCGAGCCGTTCACCGCGAAGGTCACCGGCATCGAGGCCCTGGGGCACGACGACGAGCCCGCGCAGGTCTGGCTGCTCGACAGCCCGGAACTGCACGCCCTGTTCGGCGAGATCCCCGAGATCGACAGCGAGATCGCCTCCATGTACGAGGACGCGGACGCGACCCGGTACCCGGAGTACAAGCCACACGTCACGATCGTCTACGGCCCGGAGGCCCCGCCGGAGGCCCGGCAGGTGACGGAGATCCGGTTCGACCGGCTCAGCCTGTGGTGGGGCGACGAGCACGTCGACTTCCCCCTCGGCTCGGCTGAGTTCGACGCCATCCTCTCGCACTTCGGCGTGGTGGTCTGAGCCGGTCTGGCGAACACGAGGTAGAATGGTAGGCAGGAGTCGTCTGGCGGCAAGGGCCGGGCTTCACGTCACTTCGACGAGGAGACCAGATGACGACCGAGTGCCTTCCCTGCCAGGAGAGCCTGGCCCGCAAGGACATCCAGGACAGCGTGCCGGACACCGACGCATCGCAGAGCGCGGAGTGGTCCGGCCCGATCGGCATGGAGAACCAGCGGACCGGTGACGGCCGCCTCATCGAGGCCAACGCCCTGCGCTGGGACACCCTGCCCGTCCCGCTGCGGTGGGCCATGCAGGACTTCGGCGCGCACGACGGCGCGTACGTGGTCGGCAAGATCGAGAGCATCGAGCGCCTGTCCTACGAGGAGGCGAACGAGCGGCTGGAGAGCACCGGCCGCGACGCGCTCCCCGAGGCGTTCAAGGACGCCGTCATCGTGTGGGGCGAGGGCTCCCACGACCTGGGCAGCGAGTACGGCCGCGAGGCGTTCCGGCAGGCCGACGAGGGCCTGACGCCCGGCGTCAGCATGGACCTCGACGACATCTTGGTCAAGGAGGACGACGGCGACTCCTTCACCATCCTGGAGGGCCGCGTCCGCGCGGCCACGCAGGTCGCGATCCCCGCCTTCGAGGGCGCCCGGATCTCCGTCGCCAAGGACGCCCGCGAGGCGTTCGACTCCGACGAGCAGCGGCTGGCGGACGCCGACCTCCTCGTCGACGAGGAGTCCTTCAACTGGGTCGAGGACGCGGGCGGCCTGCCGCCGTACATCAAGCGGATCCAGAAGCACCTGGAGAAGAAGGGCATGGACGAGAGCCGTGCCATCGCGACCGCGGTCAACGTGGTCAAGAAGATGTGCGCGACCGGCGACACCAACTTCCCCGGCTCCCAGCAGGTCAACGCGGGCTCGCGCGCCGAGGCGTGCGCGGCCGTCGCGGACTGGGAGAAGAAGAAGGCCGAGCACGGCACCGAGAGCATCGTGGCCAGCGCGGGCTGGCTGCCCCCGGCCGAGTGGTTCCAGGACCCGCACCTGGACGGCCCGACCGGGCTGACCGTGGACGACGACGGCCGCGTCTACGGCCACATCGCCCTGTGGGGTACCTGCCACGTGGCGAGCCCGCAGGGCCGCCAGGTCTGCACGCAGCCGCCGCACTCGCCCTCCAAGTACAGCGCGGGCTTCCACCTCGGCGTGACCAACACCACCGAGGGCCCGCTGCCGACCGGCAAGATCACCCTCGACACCCTGCACGCCGGGCCGAAGTTGTCGTTCAGCGACACGGTCTACCACTACGAGCACACCGGGAACGTCGCGGCGCACGTGCGCGCCGGGGAGGACGCGCACGGGATCTGGGTGGCGGGCGCGGCGCGGCCGGGCGTCGACCTGGACGTGCTCCGCGCCGCCCCCGTCTCCGGCGACTGGCGCACCATCGGCGGCAGCCTGGAGATGGTGGCGGCCCTGTCCGTCAACGTGCCCGGCTTCCCCGTGCCCCGGGCCCAGGCCCTCGTCGCCAGTGGCTCGATCCACAGCCTGGTCGCGTCCGGCATGGTCGAGGTCGAGGAGCGGACCGAGGAGGTCCTGGACCTGCCGTGGGACGACGACGCCGTCCTGTCCCTGCGGGACCGCTTCCGGGCCCTGGACCGCAAGGAGAAGGCCGACGCCCTGGCGGCCAAGGTGAGCCGCCTGCACGCCCTGGAGCGGGTGCGCAGGCTGCGGGCGAGCCTGCCCCAGGCGGCCTTCGCGGGCCACGACGACCAGTGGCGGGTGCCCAAGGGCAACCCGGACGGCGGGCGCTACATCGACATGCCGGACGCTGGGGTCAAGGACCTGGAGACCACCCTGCAGGACGCCCTCGACGGCGGTGGCGTGGACGACAACGCCGCGGCCGACATCGGGCAGAGCCTCGACAACGCGGTGCAGGCGTCGGAGAAGGCGTCCGACGCCCTGCGGAACAACGACGGCGCCGGGGCCACGGCTGCGGCGACCGAGGCGGACAAGCACCTGTCCGACCTGGAGGCCAAGTTGCAGGACGCGGCCGACAGCGGCGCGATCGACGAGAACACGGCGGCCACGATCGGCGAGAAGTTGGACGTGGCCCGGACCAGCGTGGGCGTCGTGAAGGACAGCGACCTCTCCCTGCTCGGCGACGACAGCGTCAACGAGGGCGGCACGGGCGACATCGGCGGAGACGCCAAGCCCGGCAAGGGCGCGGGCGACATCGGCGGCGGGGACGCCCCGGCGGAGCACCCGGCGGGCCCCGCAGGCGAGCACCTGAGCAAGGCCGAGGCCGGGCTCCAGCACGCCGCGGACAGCGGCATGGACGAGGGCCAGGCCGCGCAGATGGGCGACGCGCTGGACAACGCCCACGACGCGATCACGGCGCACAACTCCAACCCGACCGAGGCCAACAAGCAGGCCGCGCACGACGCGATCAGCAACCTGGAGGCGCACGCCGGGAACGCGGCCGACAGCGGCGCGATGGACGAGGGCACCGCGGCCGGGGTCGGCGAGGCCCTGGACAACGCGCACGCCGCCGTCGACGCACACCACGAGGCCAACGCCCCGAAGGCCCCGGCCGCGCCGGACGCGGGCCCGCAAGGCAGCGCGGCGCAGCAGGCGTCGACCAAGGCGCAGGACACCGCCTCCGCGCTGGAGGCCAACCTGCAGGACGCCGCAGACGGCGGTATGGACGAGGAGTCCGCGGCCCAGGTTGGCGAGCACCTGGACGCCTTCCGAAGCAGCATGGACAAGTTGCACGAGGGGATCCAGGGCGGCAACTACAACGCCCAGGACCTGGCCGACGCGCAGACCAACCTCAGCGCGCTGGAGGCGTCGATGATGGACGCCGCCGACAAGCCGGGCATGAGCGACGAGACGGCCAACGGCCTCGGCGTCGCCCTCGACGACATGTTCAACGACCTCGGTACGCTGGCGCAGTCCCTCCAGGGCTCTAGCGAGCCGCCCCCGTTCGCCACCCGGAAGTACGTCCGGCAGTGGCTCGGCCGCCGCGGCATCCGCCTCGGCACGTTCAGCCGCAGGGAGGGGTGAACAACATGGCAAAGAAGACGAAGGTCACCAAGATCGCCAACGGGGTCCGCAAGACCTCGGGCGTGAAGCAGCCCTCGACCAAGGGCCTCGGCAGCAAGCCGCCGAAGAACCTGTAGCACCTGCACCAAGCCTCGGGAAACCGAGGTATGATTGACCCAAGAGCAGTACTCCTGATGGCGTGAGGGCCTGGGATTCCGACCAAGTGGCCACCCCACCAGGAGGATTCTCATGGCCCGCAACAAGGACACCCAGTCCGACCAGATCACCATCCCCGAGGACCTGAGCACGCTCAGCGACTCGGACCTGACCGCGCTGCACGACACCGCGGTCACCGCCTTCCAGGCCATGCTGCCGGAGGACGGCTCCGCGCCGGACGACGCCACGCTGGAGGCGCTGAGCGCCCTGGCCGACGGCGTCGAGGCCCTGAAGGGCGAGGTCGCCGAGCGCGACAACGCCGCCCTGGCCCGCTCCGGCAAGGCCAAGGAGTTGGCCGACAAGGTCCTCTCCGCGGGCGAGACCGCCCAGGCCGTGAAGGACGAGGAGGAGGCCGCCGAGACCCCCGAGGAGGAGGCCGCCGAGCCCGCCGACGAGAACGACGACGAGGTCCCCGCGGAACTCGTCGCGGGCGCCAAGAAGCGCGCCCCGATCAACATCAACCTCTCCGGCCTCCGCAAGGACCGGCCCGCCAAGAAGGAGACGCCGGTGGACGCCGGACCCAAGAAGATCGGGTTCGCGGCACAGGGCGCCGCGGGCTTCAACGTCGGCACGGAGATGACGATCCGTGACATGGCCGAGAGCATCAACAGCCGCCTCGGCGGCTTCAACGCCTCGGCCTACATGGCGGCCCGCTCGAAGGGCAACCGGCAGACCGAGCGGTTCTCGATCGCCCGCCTGCCCCGCCAGTTCGACGAGAAGGCGGTCGTCAACAGCGAGGACCCGAAGGCCGCGATGGAGTTCGCGACCCGCGAGTCGGCGCTGCCCGGCGGCAGCCTCGTCGCCTCCGGCGGCTGGTGCGCCCCGTCCGAGACGCTGTACGACCTGGTGGACATCAGCGAGGCCGCGAACCTCGTGTCGGTGCCCGAGATCCAGATCAACCGCGGCGGCGTGCGGCACACCCTCGGCCCGGACTACCGCGAGGTCTTCGCCGACACCGGCTTCTGCTACACCGAGGCCGAGGACATCGCCGGGGACTACGACGGCGCGGGCGGCGGCACCAAGCCCTGCGTGACCGTCCCGTGCCCGGACTTCGACGAGGTCCGCCTCGGCTACTGCGGCGTCTGCATCGGGGCCGGGCTGCTCCAGCAGCGCGGCTACCCCGAGGTCATCGAGGACTACGTGGGCAAGACCCTCAACGCCCACGCGCACCGCATGTCCGCGTCCGTCATCAACAGCATGGTGGCCGACAGCACCGCCGTCGTCTTCCCCGGCCCGCAGGCCGGGGCGACCGCGCCGCTGCTCACCGCGATCGACCTGCAGGCGACCCACTACCGGGCCGTCAACCGCATGTCGGACAACGCCTCCCTGGAGGTCATGCTGCCGACCTGGACCAAGACGGTCGTCCGGGCCGACCTCGCCCGGCGCCTCGGCGTCGACCTGCTGGACGTGAGCGACCAGCGGATCGCGGGCTGGTTCGCCGCCCGCAAGGTCAACCCGCAGTACGTCGTGGACTGGCAGGACATCGCCACCACGGCCGCGAGCGGCTTCACCGCCGCCCCGACCGGCGTGGACTTCCTGCTCTACGCCGCGGGCACGTTCGTCAAGGGCGTGACCGAGTCGATCACGCTGGAGAACATCTACGACAGCGTGCTCCTGGGCACCAACGACTACACGGCGCTCTTCACCGAGGACCCGTTCCTCGTCCTGAAGCGCAACCACGACAGCCGTGTCGTCACGGTGCCGGTGACGCCGGACGGCGCGACCCACATCGGGATCGCGATCGCCGGGAACGGCACCGGCTCCTGAGAGACCGCCCCTGGCCAGGTCGCTACCCCCCGTGCGCCTGGCCAGGGGCTCCTCTCACTCTGACACGAGGACTGGAGGTCCAGGATGGGTTACGCAGCCCCGCAGAGGGTCGAGGCACAGCCGCGCGTCGGCTTGCCGTTCGGCCTGTTCTCCGTGCTGTCGCTGCGAGAGTCCGGTGACCCGCACTGGGCCAACGGCGTCGTGTGGGAGGCCCTGTCGTGCGCCCCGGTCTCGGGGCAGACGTGGCAGGACGACCCGGACTGCACGACCGACATCGAGAAGTTCTTCCGAGGCTCCGGCGGCCTCGGCGAGGCCCGGCCGTTCACGGCCGTGGGCTCGTACCAGTGTGGCACGCCCGGCGGGCGCGCCTTCCAGGAGGGCGAGGAGAACGCGACCGCGGACCTGCTCGCCCACGAGCAGAGCCAGGTGGAGCGGTTCCTCTGGAACAACCTCGCCGCGGAGGCCACCGACCTCAACCCGGCCGGTGCCCTCAACGTGGCGGCGGCCCTGGCCGTGCTGGAGGACTGGATGGGCCAGACCTACGGCTCCCTCGGCGTCATCCACGGCTCACGTGGCGCGATCTCGGTCGCGGACACGCGGGTCAACGCGACCGGCAGCCGCCTCGTCACCAAGGTAGGCACGCCCGTCATCGCGGGCGCGGGCTACCCCGGCACCGCCCCCGGCGGGGCCCCGCCCGCCGTGGGCGAGACGTGGATGTTTGCCTCGCCCGCCCTGTTCGGCTACCGAGGACAGGTCTTCACGTCCTCCGCTCTGGACCGGGGAAAGAACGACCACTACGCGCTCGCCGAGCGTCAGTACGTGGTGGGCTTCGACCCATGTGGGGTCGGGGCCGTCCGGATGAACCTGGCCTAGCCGAAGGAAGGAAACACATGACCACGCGTTGCTTCAAGCCGATCTTCGGCAAGAGGATCCGAGTCTCCAAGATGGACTCGTCCTGCCGCGCCGTGACGGGCGGAGACTGCTCCGAGATCGTCACGGACGGCTTCATCAGCCTGTCCCTGTCGTCCGAGACCGAGGACGGCGCCGAGATCATCACCAAGAAGGCGAACGGCGCCCTCTGCATCAACCACAAGAACCCCAACGCCTTCAAGCGCTTCACGCTGGAGATGCAGTTCTGCGGCGTGGACCCCGACCTCCTGTCGTTCATGACCAACATGACCCCGTACCAGGACTGGGCCGGGGACGTGGCGGGCGCGACCGTCTACGAGGGCATCGTCGACGAGAAGTTCGGCCTCGAACTCTGGACCGGGCTGGCCGACGCCGTCGCGCCCTCCGGTGCGGAGGAGGCCAGCGGCTACGTCGTCCTCCCGTGCATCAACGCGGGCGTGCTCGGCGACATCACGGTGGACGGGGAGAACGCCGTCTCGTTCACCATGCAGGGCGCGTACACCGTCTCCGGGCACTCGTGGGGCGTCGGCCTGCACAACGTGCTCATGAACGGCACCACGCCGGACCTCCTGCCGGAGGCCCTGCTGCCGACCGAGCCGATGCTCATCATGGAGACCGGCGTCGCTCCGCCGCCCTCGGCCTGCGGCTGCCAGCCCTTCGCCGCGTAAGACTCGCTGGCCCGGGTACGACCCCCCACCTGTGGTGCCCGGGCCAGCGAAGGCGTAACCCGGAGAGGAGCGAGGAATGTTCAGCACGGTCTGCGAGTGGCCCGCCGTCTACCCCGACGACACGCCCTGCAACGCGCTCGCGTCCCTCCCCGCCTCCGGCCAGGCGCGGTTTGAGCAGATGGCCGCGGAGTACCTGTGGCGCTACACCGGGCGCCAGTTCGGGCAGTGCGAGGGGGTGATCCGGCCGTGCCGCCAAGACTGCTTCGAGGGTGTCTCCACCTACGGGTCCGACTCGCGCGTGGGATCTCCCTGGCAGCCGACCCTCATCGGTGGCCGCTGGTTCAACGTCGGCTGCGGCGGCGGGTGCGCTGACACCTGCGGCTGCGGCTCCTGGGGCAGCGTGCTCCGCTTCGAGACCCCGGTGACCGAGGTGGTCGCCGTCGAGGTCGACGGTGTGCTGCTCGACCCCTCGGCCTACCGCGTGGACGGCTACCGTCTCCTCGTCCGCCAGGACGGGGGGCGGTGGCCGTACTGCCAGAACATGAGCCTGCCGCTCGGCACGGAGGGCACCTGGGCTGTCACCGTCAAGATCGGTGCCCCCGTGCCGATCGGCGGTCAGGTGGCGGCCGGGAAGTTGGCCTGCCAACTCGCCCTGGCCGCCTCCGGCGCCAAGGAGTGCGAGTTGCCGCAGCGGTGGCAGACGATCACCCGGCAGGGCGTCACCATCGCCGCGGGCCTGGACGCCTTCGACGACCTGGACGCGGGCAAGACCGGCATCTGGCTCATCGACTCCTGGGTCGCCAGCGTGACCAAGCCGGACATCGGCTTCAGCGTGGCCGTGCCGAACCTCCGCACCGCGGGGCGCCGGACCACCTGGGGAGGCTGACGTGGTGGACCGCGTCGGCCCCGCCCTGCAGAGCCTCCTGGACGCCGCGGAGGCGGGCCTGAACGCCTGCGAGCGGCCGGTCGGGCTGTCCTCCGTGGTGCCCGGCAACACGGTCTCCTGGGACAACTGCTGCGCCGCCAGCGAGGGCGGCGGCCAACTGTGGGTCCGGCTCGTGAGCCTGCTGCCGCAGCCGCAGGGCAGCCAGCCGTGCGACGTGCACGCCCTCCAGGCGAGGGTTGGCGTGGGGGTCGTGCGCTGCATGCACGGCGTGGACGAGGAGGGCTTCCCGACCGCGGCGGAGATGACCGAGGACACCCTCGGCATGACCCGGGACGCGGACATCCTCCTCGACGCGATCCGGGACTGGTCGTTCCCCGTCGCGCCGCCGAAGACCCTCCGCATCGAGCAGGGGCTGCCGTTGGGTCCGCAGGGCTACTGCGGCGGCTTCGAGTGGACCCTCGTCTTCCAACTCATGCTGCAGCGAGGCTGCGAGTGAAGGTCGTCGTCCACCCCGAGAAGATCGCCTACCTCATGTCGATCGGGCCGATCGCGACCGCCTCGGCCCGCGCTGCTGGCCGGGTTCGGGACCGGGCCAAGGAGAACGCCCCCGTCGACAAGGGCCTGCTACGGAACAGCATCATCGCAGTCCGGCAGCCCGCCACCAAGACGAGGATCATCTGGCGGATCGGCTCCGACGTGGAGTACGCGATCTGGCAGGAGGTCGGCACCCCGCCGATCCACGCGAGGCGGGCACCCTTCCTCGTCTTCCAGGTGAAGGGCAAGTGGGTGCGGACGTTCTCCACCAGCGGCGTGCCCGCGGCCCGGTACCTCACGAGGGCGGTCGAGTCCGTTAGCATGGAGGACTTTCGCTGAGGTCAAGGTAGAATAGGTACGTACCTGTCATCCCAACAGAAAGGTGGGCATCATGGGATGCAACTGCGGAAAGACCACGAAGCGGCCCTCGCCGCCCAGGACCTCAACCGGCCAGACGCCGCCGCCCCCGCGCGGCAACAGCACGCCGACGCCGTCCGCCCCTCCGGCCCAGGGAGACACCAAGTGAGCGACCTCTCCTTCAAGGTCGCCAAGCGGCGGACCGACGCGATCACCTTCGACCTGGAGGGTAGCGCGCACGTGTACTCGTTCGTCCCGCCGAAGCAGGCCGCGATGATCCTCCCCATGCTCGACGCCGAGAGCGACCTGGAGGCCGCCAAGGCGGCCTTCGAGTGGCTGGACACCGGGCTCAGCCAGGAGGACCAGGACCACCTGTCCGGGCGGCTGAAGGACCCGAAGGACGACCTGGACATCGACATCTTGGAGGAGGTCGTGTCGGGGCTCGTCGAGCGGGTGTCCGGCCGCCCTACCACGTAGCGACCCGGCTGATCCGGGTCGCCGAGCAGAACTGGACCGTGTTCGACGGATGGGCAGCAGCGAAGGGAGTGGATCCGATGGGCTTGCCGCTGGACCGCTTCCTGAACCTGATCTACTTCTATGCCGTCGAGGACGCCGAGTCCGAGGAGAAGGACAAGTTCGACATCAGGCTGCACAAGCCTGACGCGCGGGCGATCAAGACGGGCGCGGCCGTGGCGGACTCCTCGCCGTGGTCCAAGCAGAACGAGGAGGCCTCGTTGAGCGGCTTCGTCGCGGCCCTCTCCGGGAAGGGGTGAGGACGTGTCCGTAGCCGACGCCTACGTCGACCTGCACGTCAACGGTGACAACCTCGAAGGCGAGGTCAAGCACTCCGTCAAGGAGGTCGGCCCGGCCGCCGACAAGGAGGCCGACAAGAGCGGCAAGCGCATCGGTGACCGCCTCGGCTCCGGATTCCTCAAGAACTTCGGGGAGAAGATCAAGGGCGGCGACGGCGGCGGCATCGGCAAGAAGTTGAAGGAGTCCTTCGAGGGCTTCGACGGCGGGAAGTTGAAGATGGGCGCGATCGCCGCCGCCCTCCCCCTCATCACGAGCGGGGCGTCGGCGCTGTCCGGCGCCCTCGTGGCCTTCACGGGCGCCGTGGTGCAGGCGGGCGGCGCGTCGCTGTCCTTCGTTGGCGTGCTCGGCTCGCTGATCCAGGCCAAGATCGTCGCGAAGATGGCGTTCGCCGACTTCACCAAGGCGGTCGGGGGCGACGACAAGGCCCTCGCCAAGTTGGCGCCGAACGCCCAGGAGGCGGCCAAGGCGTTCCGCGACCTCTCCAAGAGCGGCGGCGGCATCAAGACCGCGATCCAGCAGCAGGTCTTCAAGAACCTCGACGGCATCATCAACCGCATGGGCAAGACCACGGTGCCCATGCTGCGCAAGAGCCTCGGCGGCACGGGCGCCGCGCTCAACGGCGTGCTGCGGAGCGTCGGCCGGTACGTCACCAGCAAGACGGGCGTCGCGCAGTTGGGCAAGGCCCTGCAGGGCAACAACCGGATCATCCGCGTGCTCGGCTCCGCGGCGGCGCCGATCCTCAACGGCATCCTGCACATCTTCAACGCCCTGCACCCCTCGTCGATGCGGCTGGCCCACACCATCGCCAGCGCGGGCAAGGCGTTCGGCACCTGGGCCTCGGCGCCGAAGACGGGCGAGAAGATCCGCGGCTTCATGGACCGTGCGTTCCACAGCGCGCACAACCTGTTCGGCATCGTGAAGAACCTCGGCAAGACGCTCTTCAACGTCTTCAGCGCCGCGACGCCGTCCGGCGACGGGATCCTCGGCACCCTCAACAAGTTGTCGAAGCGCATGGCCGACTTCACGAGCCTGGCCTCGTCGAAGAACGCGATCGCGGACTGGGCCAAGAGGGGCACCGCGGCCACCGGCCAGATGCTCGGCTTCCTTGGCAAGGTCGGCAAGATGCTGCTGCCGCTGTTTAACCCGAGCATCGCCAGCGGGTACATGAAGGTCTTCAGCGCCGTGCTACCGGTGATTGTGAGCATCGTCAAGGTCGTGCAGAGCGCGCTGGCCCCGGTCCTGGAACGGATCGGCACGGCGTTCGCCAAGAACGGCCCCAAGTTCGCCGGGCTGTTCAAGGCCCTCGCGCCCCTGCTGAAGGGCGTCGGCTCCGTCATCGGCGAGATCATCGGCCAGAGCCTCGACATGCTGGGCACGATCGCGAGCGTCATCACGCCGGTCGTCGGCATCATCAGCAAGGTGGTCGGGCCGATCCTCACGCGGTTCGCGCCGATCATCGCGACCATCATCCTCGCGTTCACCAACTGGGGCGGGGCGATCGTCAAGATCCTCCCGATCGTCGGCAAGTTCCTCGCGCCAATGGTGGAACTCGCGGTCACCCTCGGCAACATGGTGGGCCCGGCCTTCATCAAGATCGGCAAGGTCGTCGGCGTCGTCTTCAAGTTCCTCGTCAAGGTCGTGGGCGGCGGCGCCCGCCTCATCAGCCGCCTGGTCGGCGCGCACTTCACCCTCGTCAGCCGGACGGTGGGGATCTCGATGCGGATCGTGCAGCGGGTCATCAGCGTGGCCTGGCGGGTCATCCGGACCGTCTTCGGCACCTACCTCCGCATCATCGGGACCGTCGTGCGGACGTACTTCAACGTCTACAAGACGATCGTCATGGCCGTCTTCAACGTCATCCGGCGTGTGATCTCCGTTGCCTGGAAGGTGATCCGCGTCGTCGTCGGCGCGGGTGCCCGGTTCGTCCGTGCGATCATCGGCACCGAGATGGCCGCTGCCCGGGCGATCTTCTCCCGAGTGTGGGGCGTCATGAAGGGCGTCGCCTCCCGGGCCTGGAACGGCATCAAGACCGTCGTGGGTGCCGGGGCCCGCGGCGTCGTCGCGATCTTGAAGGCGATCCCGCGAAAGATCCTCAACCTGGCCAGCAACTTCCTGCAGGCGGGCCAGGACCTCGGCAAGCGCGTGATCCGCGGCATCGGCATGGGCCTGTCCGCGGCGGGCGGGTTCATCAGCGACATCGGGAGCAGCGTCAAGCACGCGATCAACAGCGCGCTGCACCTGCCGGTGCACATCAAGGGCCCGGGCCCGCTGCCGGACTTCACCATCCCGGCCTTCGCCCGCGGCACGAACTACGCCCCCGGCGGCATCGCCCTGGTCGGTGAGCGCGGGCCGGAGTTGGTGAACCTGCCGCGCGGCAGCCAGGTCAAGACGGCCGCGGAGACGCGGGCAGCCGCGGGCTCCGCGGCCCCGTCCCTCCCGAAGAAGATCCTGCTCCGCATCGGCAGCCGGGACTTCGAGGCGTACGTCGCCGAACTCGCGGACGGCCGGATCGACGCCGCCGACAGCCTCGCCTGGCAAGGAGCCTGATGCCCACCATCACGATCCCCGTCACAACGTACTCGGTCCGGAACACGAAGCCGACGACCAAGTACGGCTCGCCGAGCACGATGCCGGTCAAGTCCGGCGACTACATGGCGTTCGCCCGGTTCTCCCTCGACCGGGTGCCGGGCAACGCGACCATCGACAGCGCCGTCCTCCGCGTCTACACGTCGGCCTCCCACAGCGGGACGTTCCAGTTGCAGGCCCGCTCGCTGTCCGCGGCGGTGACCTCCTCGGTGACCTGGCGGACCATGCCGGACCGGGTCGCCTACGTGGGGAACAGCCCCTCCGTCTCCTCGCCGGGGTCCGGGGTGGTCTTCGACATGCCCGTCACCGGCTGGGCGCAGAGCCGCCCGGCCACCGGCCTCGGCATCAGCACCGACTCGGCGAACACGGTCTGGATCTACGGCTCGACCGCCGCGCACCACCAGCCCTCCCTCATCGTCACGTACCACGTGCCGCCCACCAACCCGGGCAACCTCCGGCCGAACGGCGGCGCCGTCTCCCTCGCGCAGCCGGTGCTGACGTACGCGGGCGACACGGACATGACCGAGCAGAAGGTCGAGTTCTCCACGGACGGCGGGGCCACCGTCAACCTGGCCCTGACCGCGGACTGGCACGCAGCCACGAGCGGCCGGTACGACCCGGCCGACCACCCGGGCAGCCCGGCCCTGGCGGACGGCGGCTCAATCATGTGGCGGGTCACGACGCGCGGGCCGGACGGCACGAGCGCGCCGAGCCCGTGGGCCACGTACTCCTTCAGGCCCCTCGCCACCGTCGCGATCACGGCACCGGGCGCGACCGTGACGGACGGCTCGCCGACGATCGAGTGGACGGCCTCGGACCAGACCTCGTTCCTGGTCAACCTCCACGGCGAGGGCCGCCTGCTGGCCTCGTCCGGCTGGCGAAACGAGCCCGACACCCGGTTCTGGACCCCCTCCGGCGCGGGCGTGCGGGTGCCCGGCGGCGTCGGTGACTTCTACCTGTACGTGCGCGACAGCGTGCTGCCCCGCGTTGCAGCAGAGGCGGCCCCTGTGGAGGCCAGCGCACACGTGACCTACACCACCTATGGCGACGGCACCGCGGGCCCCGTGGACACCCTGGTAGCCACCTACGAGGAGCCCGTCCTGGTGCTGACCGGCGGCCGGGCCGCGGGCGTACCCGACGAGGTCAGCCTGTTCCGCGACGGCGTGCAGGTGCCGATCTGGGACAGCGAGGGTAACGTCTACGGCTGGGCCCCGGGCGTCACGTTCTTCGAGGGCACGAACTTCACCATCCGGGACTACACCGCCCCGCTGCGCGGCGAGCACACCTGGGAAGTCCGGCTCCGCGTCAACGGCGTCGTGAGCACCCCGGGCCCGGCCGTCACCGACCTCTACAACGCCACGAGCGTCTGGCTGGTGAACCCTCGGACCGACGAGCGCGTCGAGGTCGTGGGGATGGACGACGTGCTCTCCGTCGAGATACAGACCGACGAGCAGTCGATCGTGCACGTGCCGCTGAACGGCGGCCTCCTCGTCGAGCCCAAGCGGCGCCGCCTGGTCCGCACCACGAAGAGCGGGTCCCTGGCGGGCATCGTCCTCAACGACGCCGAGGCGATCCTGGACGGTTGGGTCGAGGGCGACAGCGGCACGAAGTACCGGCTCGTGTTCGGCAAGGAGAACTGGAGCGTCATCATCGGCGACTACTCGCCGATGAGCCCCGTCTACCAGGCCCGCCTGACGCCGAACCGGACCGCGATCAGCCTGAACTGGTGGCAGCGGCTGGCGGACGTCTGATGCAGCACATCGAGTACGGCGCCGCCTGGCTGGCCGCCTACCACGCGCACCTGCAGCGCGACCACGACTACCGGGTCTGGGCCGACGTGCTGGACCTGAGCGAGCGCCTGGTCTCGACGGTGGACATCCTCGACGGCCAGGTGAACGTGTCGGTGAACAACGACAGCGGCCCAGACCGCACCGGCACCGTCGTCCTGAGCGACCCGGAGGGTGCGCTCTCGTACGGCACGGCGTACGCAGAGGACGACCACGGCGTCCTTTGGGTGAACCGTCTCGTCCGGCTCCGACACAGCACCGTGGTCCCCTCGCTGGGCCAGGTGGACACGACCTGCCTGGTCGGCGTGCCGACCTCGGCGAACCGCTCCGGCGCGGAACTCAGCCTCGAACTCGGCGACAAGAGCCTGCTCGCCGACCACGGCGTCCGGCCGCGGTCCTTCGGCAAGGGCGCCAACGTGGGCGACGTGCTCCGCACCATCCTGGGCGACCTGACCGGCGAGCAGCACATGCGGATCCCGCCCACGAGCGCCCGGCTGAGCGTGCCGTACACGACCGGCATGGGCGACGACGTGCTGACGCCCTGGCGGCTGGCCAAGAGCATCGCGGGCCGGGAGTGCGGCTGGCGCCTATACTACTCCGCGGACGGCTACGCGACGGCCGAGCCGACGAACACGGCGCGGCCGGACGTGCAGGTGGAGGCGGTGCTCGCGCTGCCGGACGCGAGCACGTCGTTCACGGAGTTCAAGAACTACTCGAAGGCGACCTCGCGCCGCGAGATCACGACGGCCGCGACCAAGACCCGGAAGTCGTCCTCGTACACGATCATCTACGAGGGTGTCGCCGTGCTGCCGCCGAGCGACCGGCTCTCCGAGACGGCGCTGGCCCGCAACGGCGTGCCGCGGACGCTGCCGATCGTGACGAGCGACGACAACCTCGTCAACCAGGACCAGGTGAACGCCCGCGCCGTCTCGGAGTTGCAGGCGGCCTCCGGCGTGGACTCCGAGCCTGGGTACGAGGTCATGCCGTTCTTCCACCTCGACCAGGGCGACCACCTCAACCTGCCGCTGGGGATCGGGCGGGTGCCGTTCGACGCGGCCTCCATCCCCCTCGGCGTCGGCGGGAACATGACCCTCGGCACCGTGAAGTGGGTCTCGGCGCCCGTCAAGGTGCGGGCCACCGGACGGCGCACCATCATCCGCCCGAAGAAGAAGGGTGGCAAGAAGTAGC